ATCGTCGGGGTGAACTGGTTTTGATATATAGTTAAAAAAATTCTCCATAGGTTTTTGTCCTATGGAGAATATAGTAGTTGTTATTAATATGTGAAGATTATTGAGTTTTTTTGTTGTATCCTAATAATCTATTCATTTTATCTATATCTTCTTTGATAAGTTTTTCTTTTTTATCCTCTTTTGACTCCAAAGCTTGGAATATTCTTGCAACATTTTTTTCTTTTTCGTCGTCTTGTTTAGAATCATAAACCGGTTGTGGTTGTCTGTTATATCCTTCTTTCTTTTTGAGAATTGATAAATAGTTATTTTTTCTAACTTTATTTCTTTTCTCATTGACTTCTGTTTCGACAGCGTTAGCCCATTTAGGATTGTTACCTGTTTTAGATGACCCAACAATGTTAGCCTCTACCCACTCTTCTTTCGGATGAATTTCATCATATGATATGTTTTCAAGAGCAGCACCGGCAAAATTTTCAATATATTCCTCAACTTCCTTGGTAGGTTTATAAGTTTTCTTTTTCATTTCACCCAATTCTCCATTTCCTTTTGGGAAAACTTTAGGTTCGAAATCGAAATCACCTTTAGAACCATCCTTGAGATATTCTTTCATTTTTTTAGTGACAGACTCGATATAATCTTCATTCGATTCTTTTGATTTTTCTAAGTTCTTTTTAGTTGTTGAGACGCCAGGAGGATTTGATTGTTTGCGAATATTATTATTTTTTTCTTCATTAACAATTCTTTCTATCATATCAATCATCTCTTTTTCAGTTAATCTCACAGATTCTTTTACTGGGTATTTTTTACCTCCAAATTTGAATTCATCTTCACCACTTTCTCTTGCCTTCTCTACAGCTCCTGTGAAAGCGTTACCTTCTTCCATTTCTTCGTCAGTTTGATGTTTTTTTGATTTTCTCAATAATTTGAAATCTTCAGAATCTATTCGGTTATTTTTATTTTTGTCCAATCTTTTTTGGTTTCCGTGTAATTTTTCGGTCATTTCTGATTTTGCGTATTTTTTGTGTGATTTACACGCCTCCTCATCAAATTGGTAACTTTCTTCATTACAAACTCTTTCCAATTTTTCCATTGGGTCAAAATCGGCTTCGTAAATACCTTCCATTTTATATCCACATTCTGAACATTCTCCTTCTCTCATCATTCCACCGCATTCAGAACATTCTGATTCATTCATATATTCCTCATCAACCTCGGATTGGATTTTATTAATAAGTTCGTCCGCTTTTTCTTCCAATGATTCACGAAGAACTTTATCAACGACAGAATCAATATAGTTTTTTAATGTTTTCATAATTTTTTTTATAATAAATATCTTTATTTTTTGTATTTTATCAACCTATCTAACTCAATAAGTAAAATGTTCTTGATATGTGATTCGGATATATTGTGTTTGTGAGATATATTTTTTATAACCTCTTTAACATTTTCGTTTTCAAAAATCTTTAAAGCCTTGATATCACCCTGATTACAGTATGGGAACTTCTGACACTTCTTTCTAACCTCAACAAACTTACCACCTGGTATCTGTGTTTTACGAGCGCCTCTCCAATTTTTTTTTGTTGAGGATTTCGCCCATATTGATGGACCAACATAAGCTCCTGCAGATGCCGCACCTGTTGCTTCTTTTGTTTCAACTTTTTTGGGTTCTCCTTCAAGTTGAGTTTTGATTTTTTTTATTGACTCTTTGTCGCCATCAGTGGTAGTTATGTAATCAACTACATTATCGTCAACATCTTTGGATAATGAAGGAAAAGGATAACTATACTTTCTCGATAACCTTTTTTTCTTATTTAACCTTTTGATTTTATATTGAGTAGGGTCTTTCTTCACTAACCAATAAGGGATTTTGATGAATTTGAAACCACTGAATCCTGTATCATCGTCGAGTATTTTTATTTGTGATTTTGGTAATTTGAATTTGAAAATAGATATCTCATAGGTTTCTTTACCGTCCATATAAATTCTACCGACTTCGTTTTCGTGTATGTTTAATACCTCTATAAATTTATCAGATGAGTCATCGACTATTTTATAAGCGGCAATGTATGATTTGTCTTCAGGGTTATAAATTGATTTAAAGAAATTTGGTTTTTCACCCTCTATTTTTTCTTCATCTTCTTTCATATCACCAGAAAATAATGCCGAATATGGTCCGGCTGAAGCGGCTGCGGTGGCTTCCGTGTTTTCTTCCTCAGGCAAATTTCTTTTTAGGGCCATTATTTGTGGTGATGAACCCATTCCTGTTCTATTAAGTGCATTTTTAAGTTGTGTTCCTACGTTTGATTCCATTTTTAAGCCCTCCTTATTCTTGGTTCCCACGAACCTCTTTGTGTCCACATAAATTGGTAGAATTCAACCATTCCTCTAACTATTAATTCTTTGACTTCACTCTCCAATTTACCTTTTTTTATTTCTTTAACAACCTCATCCATCATTCTATTTTCGAATTGTTTAACGGTCTGAGAATTCAAAAATTCTCTGATTTCTTTTCTCACCAAAGTTTCAATCTCTTTTTTTTCAGTGGATGTTAGTGCCATTTTATTTCTTTAACTTTATTTTCCAATTTATTCCTCCCATTATGGTAGGTAATCCATTAGAGTTTATTCCTATACCCAAATTATATATCTTATCCTTTTTATCCTTGTAAAGTAAGCTCAGACCACCATAATTTATTATATTTTTTTTATCAAATCCTGTCTGAAATCCGATAAACATCTGTCTTTTGGGTAGTTCGGCGAGGAATAATGTATCATTTATTATTCTTTCTGTTATCGATGATTCAAATACTCTTGCGAATATTTTATTCTCAGTAATTGTATCTTTAATTATGACATATGATTTTTGACCTAAATCCAAAGTATCAGTATAAAATCTTTTCGAGAAGTAGTCTTTGAGAATTAGTTGTGTATCAACATCTGAAGGAATATAAACAGGAACTTTAACTTCAACTTTGATTTCCTTACCTTTTCTATATATAATTGAATCTCTTGTTATGTAAGTCGTATCTTTTCTATGGTCAACAACTTCATATTTTTTCCCGTTAACTTTTATTATATCTCCTTTCTTTGTCCCGTCTACATCACCATCACACATTTGTAAAAGTAAAATTATGATTATCAATCCGATAATCATAATAGTTTTTAAATCCATTTTTTTCAAAAAGTTATACATTTTCTTCAGGTTCTGTTGAGTCAGTTTTTTTCCTAGCGGCAATTATTTTGGCCCACTTGGATTTAAATTTTTCGTAAAATTGTCTTAATTTTTCAATCATTTGGTCAAAATCTTGGTCTACTTTAACCATCTCACTATTAACGTAAACACCATTGGTCTCACCAATTCTATACATAAAATCCATATCGAATTCTATTAGTTTTCCTGACCATTCAACACTGTCTTGATAAACATTGAGAGAATTAAAATCAACCATATCAGACACCTCAGCCACAAATTCATCCATAGTATCCTGAAATGATTCTTTTTCTAAAGAAGTAATTTGTAAATCTTTTTGGTCTTTACCATGCATTGTTAAGATACCTCCCGATATTCTATATGCTTGTTGTTTATCTTCTTTATTTTTTTCTTCAAACTCTATTTCCGTTTCAACAGATGATGGAACGTTTATTCTTTTTGCAATTTCAGCACCAGTATCAATATCTTTCATTTTTTCTTCTTCCTTGATACCATATTTTTTTTTGATGTTTTTTATATCTTCTCGCAATAATTTATTATTATATGCAAGCATCGACCTTGAGGCTTCAAGTAGATTTTTAATTTCTTCGTGTTTGTTCATATTAGAATAGTTTGTTAAATTTTTCAAAATCGAAAGCAGGGCTTACATCAGTAAATATCACATCGTAGTTGCTTTTTGTGACAATACCATCGAATTTTTCAATTCCAGTGAATTTTGTGTTATGTCCTATTGTTTTTTTATCGATTTTGAATTCGTCACATAATTTATTACATAAAAAATGCAATCTTTCATATTGAATATCGGTATATGGTTGCCAAAAAAAATAATCTCTCCATTTTTTGTCCACAATATCTCCTTTATAAATGTTACCTATCCAATTTCGATAGTGGTCTTTGAGGGGTTCTTTATCTACCCAACCCAAATTTTCTAAAGATATTATAATACCATTTCTGTTTACATTATCGTCTTTGAAGAAATTTGTATGTCCTATGTCGGGTAACAATTTTAGTATTGTTCCTTCTCTTGTAAGAACATAATTTGGTATTCTATTGAACTTGCCGTTCAATCTGTGTTTAAGTGATGATAGATACTCTCCTACCTCTCTTGAAGTGTGGCACAGGATTATTTGTTTTTTCTTTTTTTGTTTTCCTGTTGTTTTAAAATCTCCATACTCAATAATCTCAGGCATTTCTTTTAGTGTAAGTCAGTCTCTTTATGCCAGAATCTTCAGCCAACTTATCTTTAAGTTCTTCTACAGTTTGGTTTTCTACTACTATCTCTTCTTGAGGTTCTTCAATAACCTCCTCAATTTTAATCTCTGTTGGTTCTTCAATAATTTCTTCTGTCTTTTGTAGTGTTTCTATTGGTTCTGGTTCAGAAACGAGTTGTTCGGTTTTTCCGAACTTCTGATTATGTAATTCATTAAGATGTTTTTGAATAGCATCTACTTTTTCTTTAGGTAAATCTATAGTTTCTAATTTTTGATTTTCTCTTTCAATAATTCCTGCCTGGCGAGAAACTTCTTCTAAATCTATTACTGGTGTTGGAGTTTGAATAAGTTGTTCTTCTCTATTAGAATATACAACCAACATGTGAGCAAAAGTCAAAGATATGATTGGTAATAACCCACCACTGAAAAGTGCCAATATTAATTTGTGTGTTGGTATGTCGGTTGTTTCAATACCCATAGGTTCAAAAAGTGGTCCTGCCATTTCCATCCATTGTATGAATAACTCTGATTGTTCTTCGATGAATGAGAATGAGAAAAATAAATTACCAACAAACTGAATGAATGTTACCAATATGAAAGGGAAATAAATAAATTTTCCTAATTTAACTGAAACACCAGCAAGTGCCGAAAGGGCGGCTATCTCAACCGCAACGGAGAGATAAACCGCCCAAGCAAATGGGTTAGATATTCCATAAAAGGACGTTACGTGTGATATTGATACAAAAGCAACTAATAGTATCGGAATAACAAACGCTGTTACGATTATACTTTTAAGATTTCTTTGAATCCAATTTTTCATTTTTCATTTTTAATTTTTAGTTCGTTAACAGGAACTTTGTTTTTGTCCGATAACTCCTCAATTTCAAGTGTTCTCCAATTAGGCGTTTCTTTAATGATTTTTACCATCTGTTCTTGTTTGATAGATGTTGAATCAATTTGATGAACCTTTTTGTTTAGTCCTTCGATGTTTTTTTCCATTCTTTTAAGTTCTGAGGAAGTTCCACAAGTCTTTAAAAATGTGAATAGACACAGAATGAGCGTAGCGAGGGTGAAATACTTTTGATACTTTTCCATAGTTTTTCTTATAAATATTTTAATTTTTGTTAAATGTAGTCAAAGAGTTCTGAACTTTCGTTGCGTAACTTACGTAACGCTTTTTCTTTGATTTGACGAACTCTTTCTTTTGTGAGGTCAAAATCCTCTCCTATGTCCTCCAATGTACGGGGCGTTCCAGAAAGTCCAAAATAATCTTCAATAATTACACGTTCTCTTTCATCCAAAACATTCAATACCTGAAACAACTTTTGTTTTAATTTATCTTTGGTGTTGAATACCTCATCAGGCATAGTCACGTTTTCGTTTACAATCACATCAATAAGTGTATCACCATCCTCGTTGATTTCATCGTTAAGATTTACCATAGATGGTAGTGATGTAAACTTCTCGGGAAGTTGTTTACCGTTGTTTTCGATTTCTTTTTTAGCCCTATGTAGGTCTTGAACCACGTTAACCGGAAGACGAATAGTTCGGGCGTTCTCATTCAGAGATTGTAATATACATTGACGAACCCACCACACAGCATATGATATAAAACGTAGGTTCTTACTCCAATCAAAATTCTCGATTGCTTTGATAAGACCCATATTACCTTCGGCAATCAAGTCGGGAAAATCAAGCCCTTGATTTTGATATTGTTTGGCAACCGTGATAACAAACCTCAAATTACCCTCAACGAGTTCTTTGTTGATTTTTTTTCGTTGGTCTTCTGTCAGGTTTCCTGAAGATATGAGTTTTGCAAGTTCTTTTTCTCGCTCGGGGGTCATAACCTTAATCTTCCTCAAATCTTTGAGGTATGATTGAATTTCTTCTTGGTTAATAGGTAGGGAGGTGTTTTTCTCTTTCATATTCTATCTGCGTGTTTTTGTAAAGTTTTTCTTTCTTGTTCTGTTAAAGAGTAGATTCCTTCTGTGTTTATCTTATCCAAAATCTCGTCCAAAGATAGTTCTTTTTCTTTAGGTCTAACAATTTTTGTTTGAGATTTTGAATTAAGTGGTGGTACCAATCGGTCAATGTCGATTTCGTCCTCCAAATTATAATTATCCTCATCTATGATTTCTGACGTTCCAAACAGATATTTGTGAACATCCATAGGTAAAGAGGTGTATACATTATTAGTGTATGGAGTCAATAAAAATAGGGTCACGATACCTTTTAACAACTCATCTATATATATGGCAACCTCTTCTTGGTCATCGAGTGAGTTGAAATTCATGACCGCAACATTATCACCATAACTATATTTAACTGACTCCTCATCAGATATGATAGAAACGGATTCAGCAATTATTTTAACCAATTTTGTTTTTTTCGAAAAGTCCCCGAAGACAACTAAAAGATATTTCATATCGTAGATTATTTTACAAATATAAGGATATTTATTTGGTAAACACAAATTTTATGAGAAAAATTATCAAATTAACAAGAAATGAACTTGTTGAGCAAATTAGAAAATCTATAACTAAAAACATTAACGAAGTGGATTACACGGCTGATGTTGAGAGGGGAACTCAACCAAGAGAGTTTCAAGTAAAAGATATTTTTGGTCCAACTTATTCAAGGTATATTCCAAACGACGTTATTCGTTATATGAGAAAAAACCCTGCCGCAATTTTTCAAAGACTTTTTGACATATATGGTGAGGAAGCGTTTACTTATTTGGAGAACGCTAGAGACAAACGTGGCGGTTCATCTTCGATGGAGGAACCGATGATGGAGGCAACAGAAGACGATGAATCAGATTTTGAAGATTTCGATGACGAGGATGATTCAACTGACCCTTTGATGGAAAAAATCAAAGAGGTTGTCGATAGTGACGGAGAATTTGATGAATCAGACATAGATGATATTTTTAGTTACGAAGGAGATATAAGGCAATTCAGAGGTTCAATCTATATTGATGGTGTTGTTCCTGAAACTGAAGATAAAGAATTTGATAGAAAAGCGGCAATGAAAGTAATGGAGTTTTTTGCCAAGAAAACTGATGCCAATCAATATGTTGGTGGTGTTGGATTTAAAAGACGAGATATTACAAAACCCTACGATACTGATTTCTAAAAAGAAACCCCACCTTATAGGATGGGGTTTTTTGTTTTTATTCTTTGGTTTATGATTTCGAAATACTCTGTGGAAATCTCTGAACCAAGAAAATTTCTATTCATTTCAATAGCCGCTTTAGCCACGGTTCCACTACCCATAAAAGGGTCATATATTAAATCACCAACATTAGACCAAGAATGAATGTGGTCTTTTACTAAATTTATAGGAAAAATTGCCGGATGTTTGTATGCAATTTCATCTTCTTGTCCATTTTTTGAGGTTTTATATTGCCAAATATTGTATCTTTGTCCAAACTCTTCTATCACTTTCTTTTTTCTTTCCACTGTAGAACCATCCTTTTGTCTTACAGTATTTTTTCCCCAACTACCAATTTGCCCTGCATATATATTAGCCCTATCTTTTATGGGGTTGAATGTTTTAGGTTTTCCTTTACTGAAAACAAACATATATTCAAAAATTTGATGATATCTATTTGATGACGGATTAGAAAAATTATTTTTTTGATAAATCATTGTGTCGTGAATATTGAATCCGAGTTCTTTAAAGAACAAGGCTTGTCTGAATGATGTTCCGGTTTCGCTCCCTTTGTGTGTGGCGTCACCAACAACCCAAACTACAATACCACCTTTTTGTGTCTTTTTGTATAGTAATTTGGCAATTTCTTCAAAATCAAAAGAGTAACCATTAAATTTGTCTTGATTACTTACGATGACATCATTGTAAGTTCTCAAATCATCGTAAGGTGGTGATGTAATTGTCAAATCTATCGTGTTGTCTTTCAAATTTTGAAGGGTTACCTTACAATCTTCGTTATAGACCTCGTTCAAATATCTCATAAAATTTTTTACTAGAAATACTTTTATTTTTATTGAGATGATTATTATCTATCAAATAATAAATATCTTTTTTTGTTACTTTTATGAACTTCAATTCTGAAAGATTCCTTTTATCTATCAAGATAAAACAATCCAAATTATTTAGTTTATTTCTGAACCCTTCTTCAGTGACTTTTCTACCATAACCTATTTCCTTAGATTGAGCAAAACTTACTTGTTTTGTAATACTTCTAATCTCAATTTTTTCCCCTTTGTCATTCAAATCGAATATTGAATTTTCCGGTTCTCTTTCGATTTTCAATCTTTCTTTCTCTATAAATTCGCCCAATCTACCTAAAACTCTACCGTCATCTAAAAAATCTTTAAGGGACTCTAAGGTAATGTTGAGACCCTCGGCAATTTTCACCAAATCAATTTTATGTTCGTTAACAATTTTCATAGTAATATTTTTTTCTAAAATTAAAAAAAATTACTGAATAACTCTACTAATATTATCCTCTTTTTTTATTTTCACCACATTATCACCCCAATTAGAAATTAAAGGGTTGTGTGTGATAAGGAAAATCTTCTCGAAGTAATCTTTAATCTTACTGAAAAACTCATAAACCATATCCAAGTTTTCATTTGATATCTTTCCGAAGACCTCATCCATAACAATTATGTTTGGTTTAGGTAATGAACATATCTTACTCAGTACGGACCTCAAGGCAAGTGACGCAATTGTCTTTTCATAACCCGACCCCGATGTCATAAGTTTCTCAACTTGTGTATTGTTATCAATCATTATAAACTCAACTTCGTTCTTGTCATTGATTCTGATTTCCAACTTAAAGTATGAACTATCCTGAAGTAATCTTTGGAGTTCTGAATTGATAATCGGCATCATAGTTTTCATAATCGACTTTGTAATACCATTTTTTCCGAAGATTTCTAAATACAACTTATAGATTTTTTCTTTTGATGACTCCTCTGATATTTTTTGAATCATAGAGAAATTATCTTTGATTTTCTTGTTGAGTGTTTCGTTCTGAAATCTTAACTGACCAATCTCGTTTGTATATCTACTTTGTTCTCCGTTGAGTTCATCCATACGTAGGTTAGCCTTGATTAACTTACTTTCAATTTGTTTATTCTCCTCTATTTTGACTTGAATTTGATTATACTTTGCAAGTTTATCGTTCAGAGATTCAATTTTCAGATTATTACTTTCAACCGATACTTCGTGTTTTTCCTTAATGAGTTTGTTTTTTTCGTACTCATCAAACTCTTTTTTAAGTTGTGTGAATGACTTCTCTTTGTCTGATAAATCATTCATTAACTCCACTATTTGGTCTTTATGCGTGGTAAGTCCTACAAGTTCTGATAATTTTGACTTTGTTATCTCGGCGTTTAGTAGTTCAATACCGCAGTGCTCACACTTAATACCTCCTGACACAGATTTCGCCAGTTCATTCAAGTTTGAAATCTTTGACTCAACTTCGAATTTTTTTCTTAACTCAACATTATATAGTTCTTTAACCTTGTCGTGCTCGTCTTCTTTGTAATATGAGGATGGTTCAACAACATTGATTGAGTTTATTAAAGACACCAATCTTGTATTGTCTAACTTAAGTGTCTCAATTTCAGAGTTTAACTTATCGGGATTTAGAATCGCAATTGCGTTATCAATGTCAGTATGTTTTTGAGATATAAGAGAGTCGCGGTATTCTTGTCCTTTTTGAATACGTTGTTTAACATCTTCTAACAGGTTTTCATTTGAACCAATCTTTGTTTCGTTCTCGAGGATTTTACTTTCTGACTCATCGATTTCTTGTTTCAACGACTCTGTGTTGTAAATGTTTGACAACATAGATTTTGAAAATTCACTGTAGAGTTCTTTACCCGCTTCTTCTTTTTTCTTTAGGGATTCCAATCCCAAGAATCTGGATAAAACCTGTCCTCTTGCCGTTGGTTTTGATTCCAATAGGTCCTCCAAGTTTGACGCTGTGGTGAGGATGGTCATAAGAAAATCATCCATCTCACCGATAGATTTTTTAATGAAGTTCTCGGTTTCTCGTCTTTGCTCTCCTGTAAAGTTTTGTAATGAACCATCTGACAACTTCTTAAAAAAATCCAAATTGGTTTTTACATTCCATTCACCCGACTTTGATAACTTTCTCTCGATTGTTCTTACGAGGATATATTCCTCACCATCAATTAGAATATCACCTCTAACTGAAACTTTGTTTTTATCAGTAAACCTGTTGAAGATTTCCTCCGCCTTTTGGGTTTTGGTGGTAGTGTTAAAAAATAAAAATAATAATAAATCTACAGTAAGGACCGTCTTACCACCGAAATTCGGAGGGTCTGATTCTACTACGGTTATTCCATCACACTTATCAAAATCTAAAACTTGGTTGTCACCATAAGATAAGAAGTTTGAGAACTCAATTCTTTTGATAAACCACTTTTTGAAAGGTGTGACTTCTGTTTCATTTAACACCAATTTGTTTTCAACCTGAGAATCAATCTTAAGAATATTGTCGTACTGGTCGTCGGCTGATTTACTTTTTAGATACGACTTGATAAGTTCCCTTTGATAATTCTGGTCTAAAATGTTGAATGATATGTCGACCGATTGGACATCAGTATCTTCAACAGGTTTTACCTTTGTGATAACATTAACATTGTTGGACAGATACTTCTTTTGAAAGTATTGTTTAACACTTTTGATTTTCTCTTGTGTAAAGTTTTCAGGAGTGTCTTCCCAAACTACTTGTACGTAAGGATTATCTAATGATGATATGTCCAATTTATGTTTCATGGTTTTATAATTAAAGTTCGGTGGTGGGTTGAATAGGTTCAACGTCTTGGAAAAGTTGGTTTTCTGTTTCACCTGTAGATTGAGCTCTTAGTTCCTCGATTTGTTTCATCAACATTTCTTGCATTTTGTTTTGCATGTTTTTTCTCTGACCATTAACTCTTTGTGTTCTTGCACGAGATTTCTTTTTGTGGTCTTTTCTGTTTTTTGACTTTGGCATATGTTATTGATTTTGATTGTTATTATTTGGTCTATTTACTTCGAACCATTCTATAATTGCGTTGATTGCCCATGCCGCTCCTGATGATAGTAAACCATCAAAGAACCAAGAAACATAATGATTAACTCCTAGTATTTCGTGAACGGGAGAATAAACCGCAATACCTAAGAAAAACCCCAGCCAAACGCCGAAACACATTATACATTGTATCATTTCCGAAATGAATCTGAATACCCCTGACATTGGTAAAGTTGTATTACCAACATCGTAAATCGATTGTCTGAATCCTGCAAAGATTTTTCCATACACCACAACATTCGCGGTACCGTATGCTAAAATCATCCATAAAATTAGTGCTGTCATAATCTTGAATTTAAATTTGAACTTGTATGATAAATGGCCCCTCTTGATAATACTACATCCTTGAATTGGGTTACCATCTCTTCAAGTTGGTTTATTTTTTCGTTCTTTAATGATAATTCTTTTTTTAATGTCTGTAAAGTTCCCTCTAACAATTTAATCTTTGTATCATCGCATGGTTTTTCAACCACCTTTTCTACGATTTTCTCTACTTCAATTTCAATAACTTCAGGTTCCTTTCCGTTAATGAGTCCGTATTTGTCTATCGCATAACCCTTCTTGAAACAATACTGAATATATTTCTCTACATCTTCAATATTATTTAATTCACAAAACTTTTGAACATTTTGTAAGTCCGAGTCCGATAGTTTAAGCATTGACAAGTCGTTCTGTTCCATCTACTAAATCTTCTATTGAGTTTATTTTAAATGATAAAAATGGTTTTGGATTTACGAGGTCAACAAATTCGTATTTGTTTTGGTCAACATGATAAATTCCATAACCGTGTTTGTTGATTGTTTCACCGTAGTTTTGTTGGATGGTGGACCCAATCATATAAGCTTTTTTTCCTCCTGGTATGTCAAACACCTGTCTTTTGTGAATGTCCCCACATAATACCAAATCACACCCTTCAAACTTTGATGATTCAAACCCTGAATCAAACTTATATCCCACATCTGTTGATAATCCTTGTACTGGTCCGTGAAACAAACCAATCTTTAATCTATTTGAATCAGGTATCGATGGTGGAATGTTGTGGTCAGTTAATGAATACACAACCCAATCTATGTTCGAATCTTCATAAACTCCTCGTTGTTTGTAATATATAACATTATCATCTTTCAAGGAATCGATAATCGGTGTAAGAGCATCCAACCTTGATTGATTGTTTTCGAGAAAGTCGTGATTACCGATAATAAGGATAGTTTTTGTGATTTTCGAACATTCAGTCAGAACCCACGCCACAAACTCGACAAGTTCGGGAGTCATTTGGTTTTTACTATGAACCAAGTCACCGGTAAATACAATCCTATCAGGTGCGATTTGTTTCCACTGTTCAAAAGCATCGACCAAAATTTTCTTATATAGGTCGTGGTCTTTGAATAGACGGATGTGTAAATCTGAAAAATGGACTATTTTATTTATCATCTGATTGTTCTTCATAAAACGGATTGAAATCGTTATTTACGTGACCACATTTCTCACACATATAAGTTGGAAAAGGAACGTCAGTATCTCTTGGAGTTGCAGTTAATAGTTTGGAGACTCTTTTTAGAATTACAACTTCTTTGAAGAAGATTCCCCCACAACTTTCGCAAGAGATTGTAGGTTGTTCACGTAAGTCGATTTTTGGTTTTCCAATGTCTAAATCCATATTTTATATATTTTATTTTTTTATTGTTTCCAACATTAGTTTGATTTCCGCTTGTAGGTCTTTACAAGGAATAACTTTGTAGATGTCATTAACTTCATTTATCCAAATCAAATATAAGTTACCTAACTCTAAACCTGTATTTTTCTCTATGATGTGTTTATAAAGGTTCAGTTGTAAAGAGTAGGTATTTAATTCACAATAATCAAGATGTGATATGGGAGTTTTGAAGTATTGACCGTAAGTGTTTTTGGTTTTGATTTCTTTGTTTGTCTTATAGTCATAAATTTCTAATTTTCCCGACTTCTTATTGTAAAACAAACAATCGACCATACCAGCGATTCCATAATCAAGGTCACCTACCACAAACTCCATCTTTACAGGAATCAGGTTTTCTTTTGCATCATTATAAAACTTTTTAAAGATATCAACACACTTCTCGAATTTCTCCTTGATAATATCTTGACCGAACTTTCTAACAACAGGTAGTGGGTCGTAGGGGAATACCTTATTATACCACCAGTTCTCGGCAAAGTTATGCACCAAAGAACCTTTCACGGTTGATACATCCCTTTTCAAATCCCACTCGTTAATTACATCCTGAACATCAAGACCCCTTTTAGCAGCATAACTTTCGGCAATATTTTCGGTATCGAACTTATCTTTGAATTTACCGATAAATGTGGTGGCACTTGTTAATTCTTTATTGTTAACAAAATATTTGTGTGGTTCGTCATAATATTTTATATGAGCGAACTTATTTAACTCTAATAGTATTTCCATAGTATTTTTTTAAAAGGTAAGGAAAAATTATTTAATATCAAAATAGAACTCTTCGATTTTACCTTGTAAATCACATATATCTTTGTCTTCAGGAAGTTTTAGGACTTTTACTTTTCCAAATAATCTACCCCCATTTAATTCGTGAAATAACTTGACCGTATTTTTCCAAGCGTCTCCATCTAAGGCGATTATTATGTTTCGGTTAGCCTTTTCATAAAGTGTTTCAAATAACAACTTTGACATAGATTTTCCAAGCATAGGTATCGAGTTTTCCAAAAACACAGCGTCAAATACCCCTTCACATAAGTAAATGTCTTTATCCCAATCAATTAAACTTTCGTTGAATATGATTTTGTCTTTCTCGGCTTGGGGGTTTTTGTATTTTGACCTTGTAGTTTTATTCCAAGACCTCGCTATAAAGTAATTTGGATTTCCGTCTTTATCAAAGGAGGGTATAATAATTCTTCCCATAAAATCACCTTGGTCACAGAATCCTATTTTATATTTTTCTATAATTTCTTGACTGATGTTTCGTTCTTTGAGGTAATTGATTGCTTGTTTGTAAACAGGATAAACTGGGTTTGAGTCCTTGAATTGAGTGAATCCTTCAGGTAATCTGAACTTTGGTTTTTTTGGTTCTTGTTTTTTCTCTTCTTCGGGTTTGAATAAAGAATATATTTTCTTTTGTTTTTTGGTTCCGAACTCGTCAATTAATTTTCCAAGTGCTCCGTGAGTTCCGTTAGAGTCTCCGCAGGCCCAACACTTATAAACATGTTTGAATACGTTGACCTCCAAGTTACCTTTGTTTTGGGCTTGGTCACAGTAGGGACAGTTAAAAGAATACTGGCCCTTACTTTCGTAGTGGAGTTTTTCTTTACCCAAGAAACCTCTAACGATATCTACAACTATTTCTTGTTCGTCTTGCACAAATACAAATATACCAAAAAAATTAACTCCAATCAATATTCACAAGTTTTTCCTACCTGTTATATTTATAGTCATAAGTTAAATCCATGCCTAATTTTATAACTATTGATACAATAACAGGAGTTGAACCTTATCACATTTATCTTTGTGATACAAATTTCGAAAATTGTATCTATATCAACACAATAAATGACGTTGATATACCTTATACATTTGAGCTACCTCCAATTTATGCCGATTCACAAAATATTGTTATAAGATTTGAAAATGACGGTGGATGTGGTGTAAATAGTTATTTGAATACACAATATAAGGCCTGTAGGTATTCACAGTGGGAAACATTATTTTGGATGACTTATCAAGGAAATCCTTTATCAGGACCTTTCAGTCCAATAAATTCATACTTGTCCTCTTTCATAGTAAATGGAAATGAATTACTTACTGGTTATGTTGATTTGGATGTGACAGGGCCTGTTACACCTGTCTTACAAAATGGGGTTTATAATTATCCAACAATTGTAGATTGGTTGAATAATACAGTTTTTCCGTCTTTGAGCTTGTCGGGGTATACAGCTCAGATGTCTTTTTTACCTTATGATGGTGGGAGTTTAGATTCCTCAGATATTCCTTATTTTTATATTATATATCCAAAAGATGATACATTTTCAATCGTCGTTAATACTTGGTCTACAACGCTTACATATAGTAACACAGGAGTAACTCCATCAAGTGGGACTTATTCAACATATACATCAGATTGTAACATCACAACAATAAAAAATGAACCAACAGGGCCTGTAGTGGTCGAATAATATGGCGTTAAACGATTTTTGTCTTTCAGTAAATTATGGTGATTTAGGTCAATATAGTGGTGGCTTCGAAGCGGCGGGTAGTTATAACGCAAAATATTATTACACAGGAAATGGTGCAACTTTGAGTTACATATATTATAATACTGGCACAACTTCTTGGTGTCTTTCTGAAACTTTAGGAGGTAATTGTATATTATTTGGAAAAAGTAATTGTAACGAAAACGACCCTGACTTGTGTGATGGACTTTTCAATCCAGGAATTTGTCCGACTCCGACACCTACACCAACGACCAATTGTGATACATTCACTTTCGAGGCTGTGTTCCAATGTGACATACCAACAACACCAACACCGACTCCGACACCAACTGTAACAACAACCCCTACGGTAACTCCGTCATCTACAAATGTGTGTTCCACTACTCTTAATTCATTCACATTCACATTTACTAGTGTTTCTCTCACACCAACACCAACACCAACAGTTACACCAAGTTTCGGTCCGATTCAGAGAGATTGTAGTTTCAGTGGTTCTGCAATATTCAATACAATAACTGATACTATTGTTTGCCCTCAAACAAAACAATTTAGAGATTGTGAAAATGGGCAAATGTATTATACAAATGACAATGTAAGTTCTACGATTGATATGTTTGTTGATAGAATTTATAATGCAACGGTTAATGGTAGTCTTAGATGTATTAGTTTCGTTGGTTCTTCTTTGAATACAGGTATTGATACTATTGTCATTAACAATGGACCTTACGGTAATTATAGTGAGGGTGATTGTAATCAGGGATGTTCAGGAACACCACCAACTCCTTCTCCGACACCAACACCATCAATTACTCCTACAAATACAGTAACACCGAGTGTAACACCAACAATTCCACTTACTAGTACTCCAACGCCGACAAACACACCAACAACCACACCAACGCCTACTTTGTTGAGTCCTATGTGTTTTGTAACAACAGTTTTCAATGGACCTGCCGGTAGTCCAAGTAACCCAACATTCAGTTGCACAACACAACCAGCGGGATATTTTAATTCTAAACCATATTATAATTATAATAATTTTACGGACTGTACATCACCATTACCACTTGTTGTTTATTGGAATAATTCATTAAGTAGATGGGAATTTTCAACTAATGATATACCAAATCCAACTTATGTTTTAAGCTATAACACCAGTACAGGAAGTTATCCTACAGGTTCTTGGGTTCGTGTCACCGTACCAGGTGTCAATTACGGTATAGTATTTTCTTCTATCGGTAGTTGTTAAAAATGAATACAATAACCTATAAAAATAGAGAAAGATTAGATAGAGGTAGGTTAAAATCATTCGAAGATTTACCCGATTCTATAAAGGAAAATTTCAAAACCATAAAAAGTGTGATTAATAAAACTAACCCAAATACTAAATGTTACGTTATGGGTAGTTACTATTGGGGATTTTGGGATGAGGTGTCTGATTTGGACATTGTGGTGGATACCCCGATAGAAAATATACAGGAAATAAAGGATTCATTACCAAATATCAAATTTGATATTTTAAATATCAAGTTGTTCCGTGAGATAGAAATACCTTAATTCCAAAAATTTTCTTTTTTCATAAAACCTAGACAACAGGTATATGCATCGGACATATCAAAGTTCTCCTTTTTAAGTGTTTGGTTTTTAGTATACTGCCACTTTATTTGTGGTTCTCTTTTTGCAACTAAATCCCAAATTATCATTTTTTTGTCTATATCCTTCGGTAATCCACCGAATAAAACAAATTTGTTTTTGTCGTTTTCTTTCACCAATTCTGGAAAGGCAAATTTTCTCGAATTATAAGTAGATATGTATTCAGGGGTGATTCCTAAAATATCATATATCTCTTTTGAGATGAGAGTGTTAAATCTCAACAGGGTCTGTATAGTATAAATGTTATTAGAATTTAATAACGGTTCCTCTATAATGACCTTTGTAATACCTAAATTTTTATATTGTAAAAGTTTTTGTCTGAATACTTCAGCCTTTAGGAAAAGTTCTGTCAGTTTATTCTCTTCTTTTGGTTTCGGTACTGGTGAGATATGGGTTAGTTCCAATAGTTCTTGATTCATTATATCAAAAAGTGCCCACCCTATGGTTTTGGTACTGATATCTAACCCCAAAACTTTTGGGTTATTTTTTACAGAATTTTTTGTCATAAAATTAAAAATCTAACTTAACCGTAAACTGTTGTATACCTGTCCTTAACACAGGTGATTGCAGTTTTGATATAACTATAAGGTCTTTATCAGAATCGTAAAGACCAATCTCGGTTATGTAAGGACTTTGTCCTGTCATCCAAGTGGGATTCGATGAATTTTGGAATTGGTTTTGGTTCAAATTACATAGATACTTCATCTCATATATAGTTGCCTGAATTTCAGTTTCTATGTTACCATAGAAGAAATATTCATCTCCGAAATTCAAGAGTTCGCCGGTCTGTCCTATGTTAGGTAAGGTTATGTAATTATCCAATCTGTATCTTGTTGTAGCATTATCATAATCACTAGAACTTATTACAAATGTAGTTCCTGTAATCGATGACATAGAAATATTACCATTCACAAATCCACTTGCAATTTCAGATGTAAAATCAATTTGTCTCCAAGCTGTTGAGTCAGGTCTCGTATTTCCTGTTACCCTTTGACACAGAATCTCGAATTTATTAAAACTCGTAACACCAGTGAGGCATCCGAATTCATTACCGAATCTGATAGACACGTTTTGGTCGTTAACTCCGCATGATTCATTTGGGCCCTGTATTTTCACATAATAATTACAATGTAATGAATTAGTGAATGCACTTGTATTTGTAAATCTATAAGTGATATACATATACTCGTTGTTATTTGTCATAACACCTGGTTCTGAACCTGTTGGTGATTGTAACGCTATCCTTGGGGCCGGTAATGTCCAATTTCTGTTGGATTTATAAGACATTGCAGCAACTATTTCTTCATCATCTATTATTATAGTATGTAAGTCAGGGAAAACTTTACCTACTCTATTTGGATAACCATTCGGATTTGGATTATTATCCCACAGGTGATAATATCTATGACCGGGATTATTCATATCTTCGTTTTTGTTAGATGTCAAATAATGAACTTCAAATAAACCTAAGGAATCAAATCCGGCAGGGTCTACATAAAAAGTTTGACCGTAACAACACTCAGGATTTTTATGCCACTGAATCCAAGGTATGTGTACTTTGAAATTTCTTGCCATCCCTACTGTGTTTGTTGTGTTCTGACTATCGTATGGTTGTAGTGCAAATTTTTCACCGTAAACAAAATCGATACTATTATTGGTATAGTGTATTATTGCAATTGTTTTTTGCTCTTCAGGTGTCACCGTTATTTGGTCTCCCAATGAATTGTAATAATAAACAGAACTTGAATCTGTCTGTCCTGAACTTGAGTTGTATCCGAAATATTCTTTACTTCCTATATAATCTACCGACCCAAAATTTGTATAGTCAAGATTTATATTAGGAAATAACCCAGCAGGATTTTCAGTCCAAGGGATATTCATATTCCAAATATTCACATCATATTGGTCGATATCACAAACGGTTTGGAAATTAAAAACATCTGAACTCCAATGAGCTTGAGGTGTAACCGAGTCATATATAGTTGTCATATTTGGTGGATAAATCAAAACTCTCGTATGACCTCCAATGGCTAAACTTTGGTAGTTTGGTAAAATTCTATCTAATGTGAGAACTAAACCACAAACGCTAACAATTCTATATGTAAGAATTGGAAAACAACTGTCAAAATATATTGTACAACCATCATCCCCAGCGTTTTGTGGTGGGCAGTTGTTATAAGTTGGTGATACAGTTGGTGTTTCAAATGTCCTACTAACCGCAGGAGGACAAACCCCTGCCGCAGGGGTAGAGGTAGGTGTAGGTGTTGGGCTTTGTGGAGGGGTTGGTGTAGGCGTTGGTGTGGGTAAATTTACACAATTACAATTACAATCTCCTTGACCGTCAAAATATATTGTTATGAAGTCACCCGCTTGTGGAGTATAAACCGTATAAGGATTACATCCTGAATATATAAGAGTAACTTCATTACTGGTACCATCCAATGTAGATAAGTCAACAACATAATCTGCGGTTATTACATATTCGGAACCTGTTTTTGCACTCCAATCATAAGGTGTAACAGAAGTATTGGCGGTGAAAAAACCTCTCATTGGTGCAACATTATAAATAGATTGTGGTTGAGAATCCATAAATGGGATTCCATAAGTTGCACCTGATAGTTCGTTGACATAAATTGGATACTTTACATTTTGCTTATTAGTTTGTGGTGCAAATGTTCCATTTTGGGAATTGAACGATGGTTCTAAAACTTGAGAATTGCTTTGGTTATATCCCGGTACTTTGTTATACACAACTTCACTATCGCCAATTTGGAAATATGATATTTTGAAATTACCTTGTGATAACTTTTGTCTGCCGATATCGGTGATTCTTGTATTAATTAATCCCGATGTATTTTTTTTGATATAAGCCATTTGTTATAAATACTTTTTCAATTCATTTTTTTTATTTTTTACAAAATCGATGACATACTTGGTGATTCTTTTATTGAGTTAATAGAACAACAAGTACAATTCTGAATACTCGAATTATCTAACGTTATACTGTCAACACTTGTAACTGATGCACAGGGGTCAGTAACCTGACCAAAAGGTAATGATTTAGTTATTGTTGTTATGACATTACCGCTAACCACATCGTTCCCTTGGATTTGGACATCAGTTGTATTTTGAGTAATAACTTTAAATACTGAGTTAGCGGTACAATTAGTGTTAGTATTGTTTGATACTGTATTAATTACTGATTCGGTTAAGGGTAAATTCGTACCATTTTTTTGTATGGAAATTGTTCTATTGATGACACCTGTGTTTTGAAATGGTGTTTCATCAAATGTGTTCGATTGTACTATGTCAAAATTTATAATTATACCAGTAGGAAGTTGAGTAATATTATTATTATTGATATCTTTAACTCTTACAATGAAATCAAATCTTTTTGTTATGGATGTTTGACCTAACCCATTGTTTCCTTGTTGTACTGTGGTAGTTGTGGTTTCTAACTTCAAAGTATAAGGTGTAATACCTGTACCAACAGGGACCGTAATTGTTTGAGTAGTTATCAAATTGTTAGCGTCTTTAGCCCAAACGGTGTAAGTTGATGGACAAAGATTGGAAAACAAAGGTGATGGTGATGTTGTTGTACCATTATTTATTGAATATAGTATCGGTTGAGCACCATTTTCTATTTGGATTTCTATCGCACCACTACAACCTTCGTTCAAACAAGTTGGGTTAGTAATATTGACGGTTTTTATACCAAATGGGGAGACCTGACAAGTACCCTCACGAACTGTAACTGTATCTTGGTTACCAAATATAGTCCAACCGGCTATAGGTGGTGTTGCAGGATTACTATTTACCATTTGGCCAGATTGCCAATTTTCAACGAACCAATATTGATTCGACGAATCCCACTTAACATTATAAGTTGAGGAGCTCCAAACAGGTTTAGAATTATATGTTTGGTCAGTAAGTGTGAAATTATATTGAGTCAGAGAACCTAAATAACCCCTACGAACTTCAAAACATAAGTTCGGTAAGGAGACTGGCGGACTACCCAAGGTATAAACTATAGGTTCACACTCATCCCCTTTTCCTGTGGTATTTACCAATAAAATCGAGGCCGCTGAATCCGGAATTTGGACTCCAAATCCTGAGCCAGTAGTTAATGCACTATAACTTATACCTACAGCGTTAGTACCTGTGGTATAACCTGTTGCAAAAGTATTACTTCCAACAGTATCGTAATATATGTTGTATGGACCAGCGGAGGTCCCTCCTGTTATTTTTACATAAAAATATCTCATAGCTATGCTGGTGGTGGTAAGCAAACAACACCTATATTTGTACTTAGTCCCGTTTCATTACTGAAGTATAATTTTCTAGTCGTCCCTACATCGTATGCAACTTCCAATACAATAGGACTGAAAGCCCCTGTTATTGTTCCTAGAACACTATACGAATAATTCAATACCGTAATAGTATCATCACCATTATTACCCACATAATAAAGGGCGTTACCTAAATAATAGGCGATACCTGATGGTGAATTTCCTACCGAAATTGTATTACTAACAGTATTTGTAATAGTGTTTATCACTTTGACTTGATTTGCGGAGGTCATAGAAACTAAAAGGTCAGTATTTACAGAATCTGAAAATTTAGAATAAGTTGGTCCATTTCCACCTCCTAAATTGACTGAAGCCCCAAAATCAATGACCGAACCCACAGGGTCCAAATTGTAAATGTAATTACTTGTAAAATCAGAACTATATAATCTTCCTGTGTTAGACTTAAATTCTAACCAAACAGGGTCATTACCCGCAAAAAAGGTTAATGCTATAACTGTATTCGTTGTGCAATTCAAACTACAAAGCTCGACTCCAATAATGTAGTTCATATTATTAGTCACCGAATTATACCTTATGGTTTTAACTATTCCACTTCTTTGGGTTGTAATTTCTTGCAACAATGAGTTTGTGTTACAATCAATGACTGCAATACTAGAGTCGCCACCTACATACATAGAATTATTTACAGAACAATAATCTATACTATAAGCACCCGCTTTCACATAAATTTGTCCAACTATAGTGTCTGTTGTACAATCCAAAATAGATACATAATCTGAACCAGAATTACAGATGTATAATTGGTTATTAGATACATTATACCTTAAACCTGTTGGTGTTGAATAATTACTAGAAACATAATAAGGAACATTTTCGACACAAGTTGTTGCCGCTTGGGTTGGGGTTACAGTAGGGGTAGGTGTATTTGTTGGTGTAGTTGTTGGTGTTTGAGTTGGGGTTGGGGTTATTGTGAATTCTGTAAAGTCAGCTTCAGTAAAACAATCAACTTGTGGTTGTATTATCGAGCATGTTGTTGTTGCGGTATAATCAGAAACTCCGTTCCAAGCATAATCCGTTACAACCGCGGTGTATTGTCCAAATGAAACATTACTCAAAATTCTTTCATTACTTCCATTGTTCCATAAAATTTTGTATGGTGGAGTTCCACCCGCAATTATTAACTCTATCGTACTACCATTACATTCATTTTGACAATAGATATTTTTTGAACATTGTCCCGAACAATAAGTGAAACCCTCAGGACAACTGTAACCAGAGGTTGTGTAGGTACCATTTGTATTTATAACTACATCAGCAACGTTGTTAAAATAATTCTTTGAATTGAATACGGTTATTGCACTTAACTGATTACTATTTGTTATGGCGGTAAAAGTAGACAAACTAGGTGGGTTGTATATTTGACATCCGAAAGCACCTATACTTCCTCTGTTAAGTCCTAAAACTTCAATTGTGTGTTTACCGGCAGTTATTTCTAATGGAAATATATTCCACCATTTGAAATTGTTTGAATCGGGTGGTCCGTTAGGGTTTACATTATATGTGTTTATTTTGGAAACTCCATCCAATCTGAATTGTATGTCGTTGTCAGCACCTAAACCAACATAGTATGTTTTAGTTTCGGTTATATCAATACAAAAACTAAATCCTAACCATTTATCAAAAGGAGCACCGGTTGAACCACTTGTCCACAATGCACAAGTATTCATAACACCAACAAATGGAGCCGATGTCAAAAGTATTGGATTAGTTCCTGTCCCCCCTGATGTGTAACCATTACTAAATATTTTAGAACCATTAACTGAATATTGACTGTTAGTTTTTTGGGTTAATGTATAATAACTTACTGGCGTAATAGCACTTTGTGTTATAGTAGCAATACACGAATTAGTTCCGTTATTCAAAGGAGTCCACTGATAACCTGGGTCACATCCATTACATAATTGGTTTTCACAGTTAGTGACAATACATTCAACAGTTAAGGGATTGGAAATAACAACATCACATTCGTTTACAAAGTTTATTCTAATATCAGTACTTGGTAGATTAGAGGGTACTGATGAATAAGAAGGTGTTGGTGTTGGAGTTTTTGTAGGGGTTGGGGTTGAAGTAGGCTGAGAAGTTGGGTTAGGGCTTGGTCCTGGGTTAGGGCTAATCGGACCAACAGGTGTAACATCATAATTATTATTATCTTCTACAACAGGTGTGGTTGAAGTGTAAATAGTTGTCGAATCGGGATATGTTATTGTAGTTGTAACTTCTTGTGGTAACTCTACACAACATTCTAAATAGGTTATTGTAATATATCCACCAACCCCTGCCGGTGTTATTGTATATTCCATACAATAACAAGTTGGTGTCAAAGTTGTGGTTGGGGTTATTGTTGGTGTCGGTGTAACTGATTTTGTCGGGGTCGGTGTTGGAGTCGGTGTAGGAGTAGTTGTAGGAGTCTGTGTAGGTGTTTTTGTGTTGGTTGGTGTCTGAGTAGGCGTCTTGGTATTTGTAGGTGTTTGTGTGGGTGTTTTAGTGTTTGTAGGTGTCGGGGTTGGGGTTACGGCTGAACAGGGGTTACTTGCTTGACAACTTTCACAACTAGTTTCACCTTCCAAAGAAACTCCAGCCTCGGGATATGTTGTTAGACCGGCAACATAACTTATTACTTTAGCACATCCTGAAAACCCACCAGGAACTTCTACGTTAAATACTGACCCAATCGGTAATTCACTACTTAATCCGTCAATATTAAACATTTCATACGGCTCACAACAAGCGGAAAAGGTCGTTGGGTCAACAAGTGGTGTTGGAGTTGGTGTAGGACTCGTTGTTACAGTTGGGGTATTTGTTGGTGTCTGAGTATTAGTAGGGGTGTTCGTTGGTGTTTGTGAAGGTGTTTTTGTGTTGGTTGGTGTTTGAGTCGGTGTCTGTGTTTGGGTTTTTGTCACAGTTGGGGTTTGAGTTACCGTTGGTGTGACTGATTTAGTAGGGGTTGGGGTAAAACTAGGTAGGAGAATTACGGTTCCACCGCCACCGGTCTCTCCACCGCTAGAACACCAAGAGCAACTTATCGATGTTGTACTATTAATTACACTTAATACATTATAAGTTGAAGTCGGGGTTGGTATGGGTGCTTTGGTTGTTAAAGAATGAACGCAAAGATAAACGGTAGAAAAATTTGGGGCTAAACATTCAAGGTAGTATAAAGTTCCAGTAGCCAAAACTTGACTAGAACTAATTTTGACCGAACCTAAATTACAATCTGTTCCGTAATAAATTGCCATTAAATGTTTTTTTGTTATAAATATTGATTATTGCGTTTTGACACATAAAAAAATATAATCCGTACTATGACTAAATAAAGGTTTTGAATTATTAATTTAGCAGGGGTCACTCAAAGTTGCGAAATAAGAAGCATAACCTGACGTGTTACATATCCAAATCTGATTAGTGTTAGCAATAAAGTTTGTCACAACACTTATAGGTGTAGTTAAATTCGAGTCACTGAAAATTTGAACAATACAGGATGGGCAGAAAGTAGAGGTGGAATTAATATAGAAATTGAAACTACTAGTTGATGATAATGTATATCTACTCAGACAACTTATAGTTCCTTTTACACTATTCACTAACAGTGATAGCGCTGGCGTCCGAGTTGGTGTTGGAGTACTTGTTGGTGTTGGGGATGGGCACACGCTAGAGGTAGAAGTTGAAATTCTATATGCTATAGCAAAAACAAACACGTTAAACCAACTATATGTTCCATTGGTGTATGGGTAATAGTCGGGATTTAGATTATAGGCGATTACAGCTCCACTAGAAACTATATGTTCCCACCTCGTTGTTGTTGGATTCCAAACAACGAAAGAATTTGAGAATGTCAAACAATCTGAAAGTAGGATACCGTAATAAGGTTTACCATTCAAAATCCCTAAAGGGGATAAACTACAACTGTAATTGCCGTTAGCTATACTTTGATTAATCATATTGAAGCACATAACGGGTGCCACAGTCGTTGTTGGTGTGGGAGTTGGAGTTGGTGTTGGACTTACAGCACCAGTTGTTGGTGTGATAGTTGGCGTAGGTGTTAGGGTAGGGGTTATCGATGGTGTGGGTATTAAAGTATCACAAAGTAAAACTTCAAATTTTTCACAATTACCATTATTAATAATTTTCACCCCGACAGAACCAGCATTACTATAGATACTTGGTAAGGATAATGTTATAGATGGAGGTACGTTTATTGGAACAAGGGCCGTAAACACACAATTGTTACCGTAAACATCACATATATATATTTGATAATCAGGACTTAATGAAATTGTGTTTATAGTAACCGAATTCATTTTAAGCAAATATACAAGGACTTCCTACCTGATTAGTATAAGTAGCAACCCCCGATTGGTTTATAGACCAAATGTTATTTCCAATTCTCATATAAAGTGGTGCTTGTATTGGTGATATTGTAAGAGGCAAGCTCAACGCAGCATTCAGGTATAATTGGAATGGCTGACTAATGTTGTATATGTTAGTACCAGGAGAAGTGTAGAAGTTAATTGTGTTAAGTTGTGTAAACTGTATGAAATTAGAAACACATGCATAACTACCTGTTGCGAAACTATATAACGTACTGAAACTATTATTAGTTGGTGTCACGGTTTTAGTTGGTGTTGGTGTAGGACTTTGTCCCGGTGTTGATGTATTGGTAGGTGTTAAAGTTTGAGTTGGTGTTGGTGTCGGACTAAGACCTGTTGTTGGGGTTATTGTAGGTGTTATTGTCGGTGTTATAGTTGGTGTTTGGGTTGGTGAAGTGGTAATTGTTGGTGTTGGTGAAGGAGTACAAGCAATGTTTGATGTCAAACAATCGTTACAATCAACGTATTGAGGTGTTTCGAAGAATTCATTATCTATGATACCTGTTATAGTTATAGTTGATGGGTCAACTACAACGAATGACATACAACCACCTGTTGTGTATATTGCATCACCTACTTCGAAGTTACCTAATCTCGATGCGACTAACCAATAAGAATTGTCGCAACAAGCGGTAAATACTTGGAACGCCGGTTGACAAGATACACATCTAATATCATAATCTATTTTCAAATCTACAGTTACTTGAGCATCGCTCAGAACATTCTGAGAAAGATTACAGTTAGTAGTAACTATGATTGTGTTGTTATTTATGTCAATAGTAACATCACCAATACCATAAACACTTTTTATCAGATTGATGATTGTCGAGGCCCATAAGGAGTCAGAAGGAACATCAGATAAAGACGTACTATTGTAAAATTCCGATGTTACTTGCGTCTCACCAACATTTACAATCGCAGTCATTTTTGCATTATATAATATACAACTTGAATTTCCGTTAGATAAATCAAAATACCCTTCCGCTATCATCTGTTGGATACCTTGTCTTTGGGGAATCCCTTGGTCTGTCAGAACACCACTACAAATATTGAATATTTGGAAATCTCCAACAGTATTTCTACCTAATAGTGTTATTTCTGCAGATTTAGTGCAACCACTTTTATCCACTATTGTTACTGAATATGTTCCAGCACTTAATGAATTAAGTGTAAGACCTGTTTGTCCATTTACATTACTTGACCAATTAGCAGTAAATGGTGGATTACCATCAGTAATATAAACATTTATAGTACCATCATTACTAAATGTCACATCTGTTTTACTCAAGAAGAAATCTAAACTATTTGAATTGACTATACTTATACTACTTGTCTGAGAACAACCACTTGAGTCAGTAACTCTAATATTATATACACCGCTTTGTAAATTATTGAATGTATATGCGCTCGATACAAGTTGAGGTGAAAGCAAAGTATTGTTGAGTGAATAAACGAACGGACCTGTTCCACCTGGTGATTTTGTCACCGTGATTGAACCGTTATTGTTCCCACACAAAGGTTGTGTTGCTGATGCTGTAACTGTGAATTTTGATTCAGCGGCAACTGTTATAAATTGCTGGTAGTTACATAAATTCGTACTGTCAGATATGATTAAAGTGTAGGTATCTGCACTTAGGTTGTTAAACGAGTAGCTCGGAAGTAAACTTGTTACATTTACTAACTCAAAGGATTGAGACGTTATTAGTTTGTAGGAATATGGTGGTGTACCTCCGTTTAATAGAATTGATATTGAACCATTTAAGGATTGACAGGTTGCATTTTTCGAATTTACACTGAGGACGTTGAATATAGTTGGTGTTAGTAAAGTTACCGTTGTATTAAGTGTGCACAACCCAGCATCCGTTACTGTGAAATTGTATAATCCTGCGGCTAAACTTGTAAAAGTTACACTTTGATTGAATGAGATTTGAACTTCTCCAGTATTATTGTTGAGATAATAATAAGGGGCACTACCACCTGAAATTGTTATTGTTATTTCACCATCATTACCGTAACAAGTTGGTGGAACTACCACGGATGAAATAAGTCCCATTAATGGCACTGCTTGAACTTGGGCAACTTGTGTTGATACACAACCCAAAGAATCAGTTACAGTCACACTATAAAAACCAGCCGTCAATCCTGTTATGTATGATGTTGTAGATTTATTCTTATCATCCCAAGAATAGGTGAATGGGCCGTTACCTGTTAAACCCGTGACATAGACCTTACCACTTCCATCACTTATTCTACCCGTACAATTACCGTCGTTTACAATATATAATCCATATTCTAATGTTGAGGATGACATCACAACACAGTTTTCACTTCGACCTGTACATCCTCCACCATTATTGGCAACAACATAATAGATACCATCCTCTAAATTATTGAAGTAGACAGGGTTTGTGCCACCTGTAGTACCGGTATAGTAAACATCATTTCTGTATAAATCGAAATATCCTTGTCCGTAAAAAATTGAGGTGGTAGCCGTAATACTACCATTGTCTAACCCACAAAAAGTATCTGCGGATTCAATAGAAACACAAGTAGCGGAAGTAATAGTAATATTAACACTTTGTGTCTGTGGTCCAGGTGACCCACAAGAATCAGTAATCGTAAAAGAATAAGTCCCAGCAGGTAACCCATTAATTTCATAGTAACCAAGTTTGATACCTTCAAATTGAACTGATGTATTAGGATTTCCGTTGGGGTCTAACCACTGAAGTGTATATGGAAATACTCCGGTAATATCTAATGAAAAACCTCCGGATGAATTATTCTGACAATCACCCGTGACTGATTGGTTTATAACTAATGGACATCCCGCCGCCATCATTTAGTACAAGCAATATCAAAGTTTATTCCGACATTCAATTCGAATTCGTTACCCAAAACAAAATTATCACAAGTCAGATTTGTCACACTCAAATTATTATCTAATATTACATAATTTAATCCATAATTCAATAATTCATCGAGTTGAGATTGTAAAGCAGTCAACCATTGTGACGCTGTTGGGGTACTGAAAGGTAGATTTAGTCCTACTCCATCAAAGAATTTATAATTAATTATTATATCGCCATTTAATTTTATGTTAACGTACCATTCTGTTGAAATTGATGTTTGGTCACAATTTATTATGTTATAACCATTACTGTTCAAGTAATTAGTCAAAACTATATTTAAAACTCCTCCGAAATTTTGTATAGCGGGAGTTGTGTCCCAAGGATATATTTTACAATTAAGTGCGGATGTTGGGCAATCATAATAAAATAGTGATGAATCCATTACACACGGTGAACAAGCGACAGGTATAATTTGACAACCTCTTTGTCTTCTCCAAACAAACTTTTGTTTGTGAAATATAGAATTTTCATATCTGACACCAGTATTCCAAATTGTGGTTGCCGGAATCATTTGCTCAACTAATCTAATCCAATAATCTCCCAAACCATTAACATAATCAATCATTTTTTGGTAAGTAAATTGATTATTCGGCACACCAACTTGTGATGCTGATTGTAAATACTGCCAATAAATAAATTGTAATGTGGGATACCCACCTGTTTTACCATCAGTTATATAAAGTCTATCTCTCGTATTAATCATATTTTGCCAAAAGGTTTGAGCAAATTCAAAAAACGTTTTTTGAGGTGGATTAGGGTCTATTTGTGTTCTATCGTATATTATTGGGTTGAGATAAGTTGGGCAGTAACAATTTTGCGGTGTTGTTAAACCTGTTGATGGTATTGGATAGTCGTAATTTGCTGACAAATACCAAACATCATAAGTTAAACCTTGACCAACATTCATAAACAAATCTACATTTTTTACGTTCAATACTTGTTTTTCATAGTCAACGTAGTAGAAAGCATTCAACCCATCTTCATTTCTTCTAATACCTGTTTCATTATCAGTCCAACTCTTATTATTATCGTTTGTTCTATATAAAGTATAACCTAAACTTGTATAAGGAAATTTTCTAAACCTATTCAAATATTTCTGACCATAAGTGAAAGGTTCTAAATATGTTTGATAGTTCGGATTGAATCCAGAAAAACTACTTCTTGAGCTATCAAAAATTTCTAAACCTCTATGTACTGGTGTTTGTTCAAACCAACCTGCTCCTTTTTGAAAAAAGTAATTTTCCGTTGGTGTTAAAATTTTAGGATACCCTTCTTCATCAACAGGATATTGGTCCAAAGATATATTGGCATCTTCTATTGTAGAAGTTATTGTAAATCCTGTATACTCGACCCCTCGTATTCTAAATATATTAGTAGGGTCTAAACTTGGTGTTTCTGACACATACGTTCCACCTGATATTCTTGCAATACTTTGGTTGAATTGTGTCATATTTATTCGTTGGTCAACTATGTAAATATTTTCATTGAACTCAATTAACGCTTCTGGTGCTCCAATCAATCTTAACAAAGCTTCAATAGATTTTCTTGTCCCTTTCGATTTGAACAAATAGGCTGAATTCATAATCAAATTCCTGAAATATTGATAATTTAATTCATCAGGAGTTTGTGTTCTAGAATATCCTAAAAATTCAGGTGTGGTACTAGAATCAAATATTGTTGTTAAAAATTGGTCATTCGTTATTGGAGAAATACTTGTGTTCCATCCAAGGGTTTGTGCTAAGTTTTTTAATAATTGCGATGGTATATCATTTTGAATTGTATAATTTACAGAATTCATATAAGCCAAACCATCAATAAATTTTTTAACCTCGTCAAAACTTCTTCCATAGATTTGGAGAGTTTTTGTCATTTTTTGGTCATCTGTATCGAATTCTTTGAATGCATCTGTTGTTAAAAATCTTACCAAAGTATTTGTCTTGTATTCATCCAAATTATTGGCAATCTCTGCCAAACTCTCAAGATAATTTGTGTAGGAAAATGTTCTGATATCCAAATTCCAAATACCATCCAATGGCCAATTGAGTTTAACATTATCTATGAAATAATCTCCAGAGTCGTTTTCTTTAGGGACTTGGAATGTTGTTGTGTATATGGGATTGGTCAGTCGATTAAGAAGAAAATTTTCTACTTGGTCAAAATTATCTCTGAAAATACTTTCAACAATTGTATCGTCAGGTCTGATTAATAGAGTTTTAGTTGTAAATTGTTCCCCTGAAAATGGATTACCACTAACGTAAATTTTAAGAACACCTGTTGTCAGTCCTGTGGATGGTGTCAAAAACACAATTGGATAACTTTCGCCATCCACTTTCATTATATACTTTTTGGCTTGTGTTGTGAGATTTCTAAATTCGGATACTTGTATTTCTCTTAATTCGAGATTTCTTGTTGCGTTTGTAGTAAAATCTATTTCGAATGGATTTGATATTCTTGACAAATTTAGTTCCAAATACGTTTCACCCCTTGATTGATTAAACTGAATGTTAGTCGCTGTAAAACCACTAGTATAATCTAAGGTCAGACTATTGAATTGCAATGCTGCGGGAAAATATCGTATAATTTTGTTAATCGAAACTTCAAATCTTTTGGCCAATGAGCCATACATAGAGAAATTACTAACATCACTCAAATCGAAGTTAGGAAATACTTGGTAATTCTTCTCTAAAATTGCTTTTGATTCTTCAATGTTTGTTATATTCAGAGTTTCTAAAGTTATTGGGTCCGAAAAAGCACCTACGATAAAATCTCTATTTGATTTTTCAGTGAAACTTGTGGAAAAAGTAAAATTACCTTGTGTTAAACCTCCTCCTTGAACTAATTGCAACCCGACCAGGTCATCAGCGAAGGTTCCTTCGCCACTGACAGATTGAGGAGGACAGGTATATTTAATAATCGCCATTACTGAGTAATATTATTGAAGTTTTTACTATAATCTATATCAGTTCCTCTACTTTCTCTTACTTCGAACAATAATTTGTTCAAGCTGTCTCTTACTTCGTATAGGTTGTATTGTTTATAAATCAAATTTTGTTCGTTGTAAATTGTGTATATACCATCATCCATAGATTTTGTTTGGTTACCGAATAACGCAATCGCTAAAGTTGAAGCATCGTGTTCTACCATTTCAATCTCTAAAGAAATCGGATTGAAAAAAGTATTTGTAATTATAACATTTTGACCAGGTTGACCTATGTATGGTGTTGCGTTTGGTTTTGTGGCTGGTGCTGTAGACGGTGATAAAGTGCAGAACATATAATTTGTTGGTCCATCTACGTATCTCCACCTAACCACCGTTTGACTTGAATTTGTAAGGTTTTGGTTCACCGGTTCACAATAAAAACTTGATGTTATTATTCTGAAAAAATTTGGGACTTTTGTTCCATCGGGATTCAAATATTCTATTCTGAAACCAATTAGACCTTGTGCGGTAAATTTGTTTTGATATATAGTTGGAACAGAATTTATGTCGAACACTAACCCTTTAACATTAGGTAATGATGCTAACACTCCACAATCGGAAATCGAGGTTCTAATTTCTGCAGGTCTTAAATATACAGTATAGATACCCAATTTATTAAAATTTTCAACAGGTAGTTTCAGGTTATATAAACCACCCAAAAGTTCTACTGATGTTCCGTTAGTATTACTATTGTTGAAGTAAGGTGTCAGAACTGACGATTCCAAAGTTGTAAGGGTAAAGTTGTTTGTTTCATCTCTACTTGGTGTGTAGTGAAGAAGTATTTCAACATCCTCGGGTGAAACGTCTGCCGGTCTTATAGTTCCATATGCTCCTGTTGCCATTTTTTTTACAATAAATAGTTAATTTTAAAATTTCTGAACATTAAAAAATTTATATCCATAATTTGTTATACCACCTGTCGATGTAACTTCCCCTAATCTTTCAATTCTTTCAAAGGGGGATACTCTACCTCTTTCAATGAATACATTTGATTGAATTTGAATTGGGTCAACAGCATTCATCAAGGCTTCTTGTTTTGTTATTCCTGACATAGTTAACCATTCAGGTATTAATCCGTTTGATTGAACTATACTCAAGGTAGTCCCGTCATCATAATCATAGTAATCGACCCCATCGATAGTATAACTCACATATGGGTCCGTGTTCGAACGACCCCAATATGTCCCTAAAACATCACCTACAACTTTTACCTGTTGGTTTTCTTTAAATCTTACAACACCATATTGTAGTAAGTCATTTAAACTACTTTGAGTTTGAGAGGATAATATAATTGGAAGTTGTGTAAATTGTGAACCTACATAATCGTTTATGTTAGTTGAGCTATCATAATTTGTTATATAATCATAACTTATAGGTGTTCCACTCCAACTCCCGCTATTTGGTATGAAAAAATATTGACCATTTGGATTCGAGGGTGACGCTTGTGAATAGGGAGTTGTAATGATATTTTGTGATACTGTAACACCCCAAATACTTACACCCGACAAACTTAAAGTATATGTGTTAGCACCTGTGGGGTATTGATGTAAAATACCATTTTGATTTGTGATTTCAGTTATAGGGGTTCCATCCCCCCAATCTAAAAAATATTTAGTTATCTTAAGATATTTCTTTAAATCTTTTTCTGAAGTGTTATAAAAGTAATAATCGTATGGTGATTCGGTTGTAGATGAATAAATAAAGTTATTAATCACATCTTGTTGATATATACCACCATCAAATAAGTCATAATATCCGATATCGTTGAAGGTTTGAGTAATTAAAATCGGGATAGTTAAATCAGATAATGTAGATACTCCTTCGGAACCACCTGACAATATCTGACTCATTGATAATTGTATGGTAGTAATACCTGTGGTTACTATAATATTTTCGGTGAAAGATGTTAAATCACAACAAGTCAAATCAGGCACCAATACAGTTTCAGTGCTTGCAGTATAAACTACATCTTTGAATTTATTTTTGATTACAATTGGTGATATCTCTATATAATACTTCTGTAGTTCCATTACGGGTTAACATATTGATACCAATTTATTGGGTCGCTAGAGGACCCTTTTCTGACTTCATTATTTTGTGATGTATAATCAAAAATTTCATAAGTATAATCCGAATAATTCAACTTAACTTTATAATAGAAGTATTCGGATTGATTGAATTTGAATGACCCAATACTAGAAAATGGTCTATTTGTTAATCTTATAAATTCGCCTGTCTTAGCATTGAAGAACTTTGCAGACATATAAAAAGTAGTCAGATTCAAGTAATTTGTATTTTTCAACCAATAAATAAAGAAAGATTCTTTGTTTCCTAAGTAATCCAATGTAAATTTAGGAATTTTGACAGGTTTTAAATCCGGTAAAAATGGTTTTTGGATTTCTATTTTGGTCGATAAATTTGTTGGTATTATAAGTGTTAAATAATTTATTTGTGTTCTACTATCATCAGTATCATACAAATCCAATTTAAAAAAAGATTTAGCAAAACTATTAGAAATAAAATAGGTTTCGTTTATGTCAAACCCTTGTTGTTCATAACTATTAATCCAACTTGTTGGATTTGATAAACTTCCGTTTATAGAATCAAAAAAATTGAAAACATAATTAATATCTGTTTTGGTGGTAAAAGGGTATGTTTTGTTTCCAAATCGGACACAATCAAAGTCTGTTGGTTTTCCAATTACTTCCTCTACGGTCCTTTGTTGAATTTCATCAATCGAATCGTCTTGTCCTAATTCACTCCATTTCAATTCAATTGGTATATCCAAATATTTATCATTGTTTGTTTGCAAGTTATTTGGATTCAAAACCATTTTATATTTACTCACATTCATCGATTGTTGGGTCTTGGATTACGTTTATGAATTGGTTTTCATTTGAACCTTCAGGGACAACTCGGAATGTTGTGATTTCAAATGGGTAATGAACTCCGTTCAAAAAAGGGAAATTTACACCAGCATCTGTTTCATCAACATATCCATAAGTATATACATCTCTCCATCTGAACGATAACGAGTTTTCAGAATACGCCGCATAATTAGGAATACCTACCACATTTTGTGATTCACCTTCTTCGATATACGAAGAAAAATCTCTTACTTTTATTTTGTTGAAGGGTTCATAATAATAACCATATGGGTTTGAATTGAAATTTGCTGAAGACCCTAGGTTAATATTAAAAACGCTATCGTTAAAAACAAATTTGTGATATATTTGACTCAATTCGTTTTCACTGAATGTAAAATCATTCCACTCACACAAAGCGCCATCTAGTACGTCATTTACGACAGGAGGTTTATTGTAATAGAAAGTTCTGCCTCCTTGAGTAAAGTTTTGTAGTTGTATATTGGTAAGTGAATTTGTATTCAATTGTTGTGGATTTGAGTCCCACCAAGGGTTAGGTCTATCATTATTCAATTGTAAATTAAAACTGAACCCTTGTCTCAAACCGATGTTGTTTGATATAGGTTTCATAGTCCATCCAAATTTTCCAATCCAAATTTGTGTAAAAAATAATTCTGATACCGGTCTCAATTGATTATCAACAACGTCCTTAAGATTTATGTCTTTGCTAAATGATAGAGTATAAGTTTGTCCATTATTTTTGACAGATAATCTTCCTCTTTGGTTGGGGGTTAATTGTTTTGGTTCATATTTTTTTTCAATTCGAAATGGGTTCAACTCAAATCCTGAATTTGTTAAAACCGCATCTTCAGGATTTGTTAGTATTTTATGTTTTCTAACATAATATGTTGACCTAGTGTCTATCGGATGGTCAGGGTTTATTACACGTTTCAAAGTTCCTGTAACATTATCGCTAAATGTATTACCCAAATAACCAACATCAACCAATCCTACAACGTATAACTCAGAGTTAAATGAACCGTCACCCAAATAGTCTACCGAAAATAAATTATTGTTGTTGTATGAAAATGATAATTCAACATATTCACCAACGCTCAAATTATGTTTTAAGGAACAATATAAAAATATGACGGGATGTCCGTTATATTTACCATTTTTAATAACAAATGGTATTCCATCACCACTCAACCACGAATGTGCAATATTGGGGTAAAATAGATTTTGACATTGTAGAAACTTATTGGAGTCATTTTCATAGGCATAACTCAAATAAAAATTCCAGTTGTATGAATTAGCTTTTGATGTTTCGAAATCTATGTGTGGTTGTGTGACAGGATTTATTGTTGGTGTTGTATATCCTTGGACATTACTATCAGTTCTTATCAAGTCAAATTCGAAATATTGTGGGTATCCTGACCATAATATAGAATCAGCTTGGTTGCTACCACAGGCGGCAAGTGCCGATGATACTGAGTTTACATAATATAAATTATCTCTGAAAGGTTTGTAATTGGTTTCACCAACATATGAATTGTCAAATAAAAATGTTATTTTAGTGGATGGTCTGAATATATCGGATTTTTGTCTTTCTTGGAAGAATAACTCAGCTAAATTTATGTCTTGAATTCTTTCAAATTCTGCCTCTTGTAGGAAGTTTTGTTCCAAATTCAAACTTACTCTTGAGTCAACGTCTGAAGATTCGGCACTTCTTTGAGAACCTAAAACAATCTTATATGTATTATTAACACCCATTAATCAACTGTAGTTTCAGTATCTACCCATTTTGTTATGAATCTATCCATAGCCGAAGCACCTCTATTCAACCCGAAATAAAAGAAGAATGGTCCTCCCGCAGTTACTACATTTTCTGGACCAAATGCTGAGGTCTCGTACGTATCAGCATCAGTAAAGGTTGGGTCTGCGGTGATAATATCGGTAAAAAGGTCTACTGAATAAATATAACCCTTATAGTAATCAGATTGGTTTGGATTAGTTGTCCTAAAAAATCTCGATTGTGAAGTTAATCTATCTAAAGACTGATATTTGTGATTGTGGAAAAATTCTGTTCCTAATTGACCACCTAATCCTACAGTATACCAATGCCCTTTTTGTGTTCCGAAAATATTTGCAGTTTCGTCATTTTGTGGAATCGCCCACTGATAAAATGGGACTAATTGGTCTCTAACCGGTATTGGATTTAAATTACAATTGTTCGCATTTAGTGATGCGGTTGGACTATAAACTATTCTTTTTGGTGAAATAAAATCTCTATTTTGTGTGAAAGAAGAGAAAAATATACCAACGACTGCATCTCCCGAACCTTCGTCACCATTAAAATAAATTGTCTCTTGTTGAATTGTATTTGGGTCTTGTGGGTATGATTCCGCATCGAAGGGGACTATACCGAATTCAGAATTTATTGATATCATTTGAGCATAATCCGCATCGACCATATTTTTATTTCTTACATTGAAGTCGAATGGTGGATTGTAATATTGATTGACAAATCTTTCTCTTGTGAAATAATTAAGAATACTTGCACCTCCGACTCCGAAAAATTGTTCCAAGAAATTGGTGTTGGCTAACCTTGATATGACAAACAGATTTAATATGTCATCTATTTCATTAAAAGTAGTTGAAGGTATTTTGTTCACAATATATCCTTCATATTCTTCAGAGGCACTTTGATTCAAAAATTTAGAAATTTCATCTCTCGGACCTAAGTCCATAATTGTTGTAGGAAACATTAGGTTTTTCATATTACCTCCATAATACCTACCTAATCCAGGTCTGAATGTTTCTCGACCGATGAATCCATCGAATGTTCCTTCCTTGAAAGGACTACTTCTATAAAAGAAATTGTTAGTTGGTCTGTGAAAATAAACAGTTTCTTCACAAGTTTTATTATAGGGTCTGTTATATCTTGTATCAAAAAATCTATCGTTTTTGAATGAAAACGCAAACAAGGTTCCATTAATCCAACTATTCGTAAACATGTGTCTAAAAACACCTTGACATAAACCAAAAAACACTTTAGCTCTCGACAACCATTCTAATATAGTTATGACATCAACTGGTATAGATATAATTGGTTTGGTAACCATTTGATAACAATTATTTTTGAAATATTGTACATTACCAGGGTTTTTTCTGGTACAAGTATCTATTTCATCAATATATATTGTTTTTTCCACTGTGTTGTATTTATAACACCCGAATGGAACCAAAGTTGAGTTTTCTTCACCGCAAGTGAATGATGATAAAACTTCATTAACAAATCCTGCGTTTGTGTCTCCTGTCACGTTATCACCATTGTCATCACCATTATAACCTCCACCACCAACAAACGAACCTGAAGAGGCAAACGTTCCGTCTTCAGATACTTTGAATATCGCAAAACCTGTATTTTGTTGTAGTGCCATATGATTGTCACCATTGACAAAATTATAAGTAGATGTTGGTAACCTGTCTGACCTCATTACATATCTTCCTTGTGAGCTATGTTGTATGGTCGTAAATATATTACTATACTTACGAGAATGGTAGACTCCCTGTACTCCGTATTCTTTATCAGTGTATAATCCTCCCCAAGATAAGTGAGAAAAACTACAACCTTCCACTTTTTCTTGTCTTTGGTATCCGTCTTTGGAGAAGATGTGTGAAGCCGATGTAGGGTCTAAATAATCCTCACCTTGGTCTGTTCTAATCTGTCCAAACACATTTGGAAAATTTGGTTCCCTGTAGTCACTTGAATCCAAATCTGGCCCTCCTGGGTTTGGTGCCAAACCGTTGGTGTTTATTGCGAAAATCCCGTTATTTATAACCGCTATCCCATTTGAATTAACAACCCCTCTACCTACCAAGTAATCGTTATTATTACCGTAACCAGGTAAGTATTCGGGTAGTGTTGAAAAATTGGAACCATCCAATTTTAGGTAATATTGGTGTAGTTCATTGTTAAATACTTGGAAGTTTTGTGGGATAATATTTAAACTATTAAATGTTTTAAAATATAATCTCTCACCATTAGTGTCCGTGTCATCATTATTAGAAATTTCATTATGTCTCACACAATTATACCCTCCTTGAATGGGTATGTTAGGGTGAAAATCACCCACAACTGTTTCAAAATTCTCACTTTGTCCATAGAGTCTTCCTATTTCATATTTCACAGGTATTTTTGGAGTATTTGGGTCAACTCCTCTTACCATTATTAAAATACCAATATCAGGCCAACCTTCAATAAATTGGAACGGGTATTGACCGTTATTTCCTGAAGAATAACTGGCGAATTCCAAAAAATCTCCAAGCCCATCACCACTCGTCAAATTCCAAGGGGTTAGGAGTGTATTTGACCTATTAACGTAATTCATAAATACATTTTGTAGTAAGCATCTTTGAATGAATCCGTTTCCATCACCTCCGCCCTGATACATTTCACCTACAGTGGTAGGTTTGATTACTTGAAAATACTCAATATCCATTGGAAATTTAAACTTGGTCTGAGTATCTCCTGTTATATTTATTGTATAATTTGCATCTAGTGTCTGATTGGGATTATTATGGTCAGCGTATGGTACAGTAATCTGAGTTAATCCTGTGACACTCGTCACACCAGTTGTTGCACTTATTACATTCAAATCTTGCGATAAACTTGAATCTTGGAAGGCTAATAGTTGACCAGGTTGATATTGAGATAATTGGTTACTATCAACGAAAACTATTATTACATTATCATAATGGAATTCATTACTACCAGGTTGGAAGGAAACTTTGATTCTATTATACCCTTCACCTGCGGTAGCATTATTGAAGTATTTAGCCTTAGCATTCCAAAGATTAACTCGTTCAGCAATTGGTAATCCTGTAGAAAACCATCCTTTTTTTGGTAATGTTGGGCTATTTGGGTCGAATACGTTACCACCACCGTAAGCATATGGTGGTTGTCCCGCACCAGCAATTGCTACTTGAATAGCATTCAATCTATTTTGACATACTTCGGGGTCATCATCCCAATCCTCTTCACTACACGGTGGGTTATTTCCTTGTGGTATTTTATATTGAAAAATATTTGTAAAATCAAATAAAGTACCCGCAGGAGCGTTTTTAGTGAGTTGAGCTGCTTGTGAAGCATATTGGTCACCTTCGTAATCTTCAGCATCTTCATCTATACAATCACAAATTTCGCAATCAGGATATGTTAGGTTCGGTAACCTGATAATCATTTTTTTCCAAAGTTGTAGAATATCCTGTACTAAATCTCTTAAATCTCCGAAGTCAGGACAATTGACTCCATTTCCTCCAAAGAATTGACTGATACCATTTACTATATTACATATTAGTATGACTATCAAATATATTATGGCAATAATAATAACTAACGGAAAAATAAGATACTTCAATATAAATGCAACTACGTGGCTTATAATTAACAAAGCAAATAGTGTTGGTCTGAAAATTAAAATAAGAAATGAAAATAAAAGATATAAAAAGGTTGTTTTATACTGAGCATCATTTGTGGGAAAAGGGTTTGATGTTGATTGACAACTCTCGTCGGTAATATCTTTAACTCCCAAAAATTTAGCATTCGAAAAACCTTTCCTATACTGGTCCATCAACTGAGAAACGGTATATACCTTATTGTATCTCATTTCGTAAAAGGTATCCTCACAATTGATAGCCGTTTGTTCTTCAGCATAATCATCCCAAGATAAACTAAAAGAATATGACCTTTCTACTTGATACTTAAGATAAGGTTCAATGTTAAAAAACATTGAAGCGGTTATAATTGGTTGGTTAGTATCTTCAAACGTTACAGTGACTTGTAGTGTTTGTCCGGGGTCAATTATGATATTATCTTTCAAAGTGGTTGCCACACCATCTATTATGAATGTGTAATCGGCAACATTAATTTTATTCGCAACTTTAATAACAGCTTTGGACGGTAATGCTTGTAAAATGGATAAGGTTTGCGTGTTTATCACCGCACCAGGTATTGGTAAAGCTGCGAACTGTAATTCTTGAGTATCACCTAAAGCACCCTGAAACTCGAATTTTGATGGGTCTTGGTCATATTGTTCCCAACCATATTCTCTAATATTAGGAACTAAAAAGTAACCACGTTTTACGGGTTCACTTAATGTTGGTTGTTGTTGCCACTTGATTTTGAATCTATATTTTGCAGAAGATGGAACTCCAACTTTAGGGTCGTTGGATATTATTCGTTGTCCGAATTCGTCTGTTGTAATGTAGTCCAAATTCATTGGTACATCTAACAACCAAGTTCCATTTTCATCGATTACATTTCCGTCGTCTTCGAAATTATATGGTTCAAGTGCGGGTCTACCTTTATCGTCTTCAAATATTGTTTGTCTTATCGCCTTTATTTGACCAGGTCCACTAACCAATGAACACTGATTTCCTGCGTTTTTGTTAACCCTACATTTGGTTTTTTGAGCTTGCTCCTCAGGTGTAGAAATTAACGACCCCATAAAAATTGCCGTAGGTTGGATTTCCAAATTAGCCTCCAACCCTAAATCAAAATCAGTTCTTGTAATAGCAATCTGACATAAATCAGGGTCTCCCCAAAATGGTGCAACTTCTATTGTTCTTACAACATTTATAATTTGTGGTAAGGTATTTAAATTTTCTGAAGTTTTGAATCTTGTTCCGTCTACTTGTGATGGTGTTGCTAAACCTATCCTTACCAAATCTTGCGGAGAAAGAGAAAATTCACCAATATCTGATAAATCAACATCCATAACCAATGTCTGAACACCAATTGGAACTCCGAATATCATAAAGTCCCCACTTTCATTTGTTTGGACTGTGAACTTATAATACTTATCGTATAATTGAACTACCGTTTTGTTGGTCAAAGCGTCCTCTCGAGTTGGAAAAGTTCCTGTTGCTTGATGACCAGGATAACTCGGTTCATATGGTAATAAATTATATCTATAACCATCTTCATTAACCTCAGCAACTGACTTGTATGGGTATATAGTATTAATAATTGGATTGTCTTCGTCTTCCTCACTCAGAGGAATGAAAACCGATATCTTCGCATTTGGTATTCCATAACCATTATTAACTAACACTCTACCAACAACAACACCATAATCTGAACATTGTTTTTGATATACATCACTTTGAAGAAGTTTCAGAGAAAGTATCTCCAATAAGTCAAAATCCTGTTCTATTTTTACGTTGAGTTGTTTTGCGGTATTTTGACCAACTTCGGTTCTTATTCTAATTGTTTTCGGCATCAATTATTTTTTTGATAAATAGTATTTATTCTATTTTATCTAAAAAAATAGACAATGGTTTAATAAAATAAATTGTCAGGAAAAATTAAGCGTTTGTTGGTTTCTTACTCTCACCAATATGTCTTTACCAGGAAACCTAACTTGATAAATTTGACTCGGTTGAGCGAAAATGGTATCATCAATAAGTTCGATTTGTCTAGTCGCACTTGACACATATCTTTGAGATGTTTGAGAAGACGAATATTGACCTCCAACTAAGTTAAATACGTCCAAGCCAGCAATTGAAATTACACCATTTATGTCTTGTATATTTTTTCTTATCTCGGACAAGTATACGTTTGAGCCCAACTCTATATTGCCAGGGTCAAAGTAATTTGTAACCGCATTTATTATTTCTGACACTACCGCACCTTGATTTTGAGAGGCATCTAACACAACAGAAATATCGAACTTCAAATCAATAACCTCTGCGGTTGTTATACTAATATAGTCGTTCATCATCCTATAATTTGATAAGTAATTAGCCAAATTAGTTTTCAAGGTTTCCGATATAATTTCAGTCAACTTACCATTATTGTCGTAGGACAAAAGTTGTATGACAACTTTATTGTCTATTTCAGTTATTGAAACTTTTGCCGGTGAGCCAAATTTGGATGGCATATTTCTTATTACCGCTTCGTAATCACTTACTGTAACTGCTCTATTTTGAGCGGCGAAATTGTATGTCACATAATTTCTAACTTCTTCTATTGTAGGAGTATTCAACCCTCCAATTGCTGCAGTTATATTATTACAGGTCAAGGAATTAATGACATTTGTATTTGTTGACTCGTTTGGACCATTAACAAAAAATGACGCATTTGCCACTTGGTTTATAACATTTACTCCTAAATTACTGACCAAACCTCCACCTACTCTATATTGAACAAATATTGTTGAATTTGATTTCAATGTGCTACCTAACGCAAAGTTGTTCGAGTATTTTTGTAGATTAAGGGGTGTTCCGTTTCTTGCAAACTCTCTTAATAATTCATCGGTTGATTGACTACCTCCACCAAAAGTCATTTTAAAAAATCCTTCAGGTGTGAATTCTGTAATAAATTTGTTTGAGGTTTGTAGATATCTCCCTACTTTAATGCCAGGTTTATCGGATGGTCTTGTTGGGTCCTCTATGAAGACCTTATCTTGAATCAAGGCATCAACTTCATACCATCTGTTTTCTAAACCTAAAAATTCTTGGGCGCTCGGAACGTTTGCGTATTGTGTTCCATCTTTCAATAGAACACTTGTAACACCTAATACATTTTTTTCAGGTAAAAACATTTCAAAAAATGGTCTTACGTCATTTGCATTTACAACTCTTTTGAATACTTTCGTTATACCATTAACAACAGGTTCTCTTTTTGTAATCCTATATGAAGTTATAATATTATTGGCATCGAAAATAGGAACTTTGGTTCTATTTAGATTTCCGTCGGAATCAAAGTTAGAAGAAAAATCAATATCATTTAATGTTTCGAAAACTTGTCCCGCACCTGTAACTTGAGCCCCTCTCCTGATTATACCACAATATCTCAAATCTTCTCTATCACCGAAAGGGGGAACTATTATAGAAAATTCTGTGAGTGCAACCGATGGTCTCAGACCAGGAATTTTTAATCCATAGGTTCTAGCAATGTTATATATAGAAGACCTTTGTTGTGCATATTGTAATACGGTCTCTTGAATACTTCTATCTATGTTGAATTGTAGGTTGTCGCTAACAGCAGCGTTTAAATCCAACAAAACAGAAAATACCGAAGCATCATTAACGTTTTGAATTAAATCAGGATAATATGTCCTTACAAAATTTATTAGTTCTGTCCTTATTGATTGAAAATCTCTTGTTGTATAGGATATTTTTTTGTTTGACATATTATTTAAATATTAATAATTATGAAATCTGATGATTCAAAAGCACCATCGGTAATTATATAATCAATTTTAACCTTTGCGGTGTGTTCTTTCTCTGATATATTTGTGACTCTAAATTCTTTTTGACCATTTGTTACAACAGTACCAAATTCTTCATCTTCTGTTGATGCATCAAATACTTCTATTTTTGTTATTTTAACACCAGGAATATATTTTTCTGCAGATTGTCTTATTTCAGCCTCAATATCTGAAAATGTAGGACCATCCAATGGTTCGAATATGTATTCATATAATCTTGTTCCGAAATCAGGTAAAAAATATCTACTACCCTTTCTTGTTAATAATAGATGAATTAGATTAGTTCTAACTTCCTCATCTTTTGTTTCTGATAAATCCAAAAAATTACCCGTTAAAGAGTTCCTGAATGGAAAATTTATTCCGTATGTTGTTCCATTTGCCATATTTCATAAATACTTCAAGGTTTAATTTCTTGAATATTATAATAATAACTATCCCCATCCTCAGAAATCCATCTATCTGAACTTGTTTCAACTGAAGGTAATGAATTATCAACTTTTATGTCTTTCAAATTCAGTGGAAAATCAGTTGTTATCCAATTGGAATCTTTCCAAAATATTCTGTTATTTGGTTGACATAAAAGATACCCATCGTCTGACACAAGTAAATGACCACACTTATAATCAGATGGTTCATCACTATAAGCGTTATCAAACCAATCAATTGTCATCAAATATGTTACCCAAACTTTTGTTTTGTCTTTTAACACAACTTCTGCTCTTTTTCCTTTCAAAAACTCATATTCGGTCACTGTAACATTTTCTGAGAAACAATCCCAAAGTTGTTTGAAATGAAAAGGAATGTCTTTGGTAGGTTCTTTTAGGAATATTTCAGATATCGGAACTCTTGACCTCAACATTCCATAGTCGGTCATTACGTGAAAAGTTAATATTTTACCTGATATTGATTGTATTCCAAATGCATAAGCGTTATGAAACTTATTGTTATCTTTTTCATTTTTGGTAAAATGTGATAATCTTACTAAACACTTAAAACTTTTAATATTTTCGTTTAACAACCCCACATATATAAATATCCACCTTTATAAAACAAAAAATCCCGATTTCTCGGGATTTATGTTATGCTGAACATCCAAAACATTCTACCAAACTACTGTCGGGTCTTGGTGGTAAATTCATTTTACTGTAATCTACTTCGGGTAATGGTTGTGGTTTAACTTCTTGACTGATATCTACCGCCAAGTGTTTCGCTCCTGTTGAAATTGCCTTTGTTCTTACATAGTAACACAAAGTTTTCAATCCGTTTTCCCAAGCCTTAAAGTGAGATGAAGTAATTTTTGATACCGTTGGGTTTGCCAAATAGATATTCATAGATTGAGATTGGTCGATAAATGGTGCTCTATCAGACGACATATCAATTAGTTCTCTTTGAGAAATCTCCCAAATGGTTTTATACTTTTTCAAAAGATGTTCAATTCTTCTTACTTTTTTGTTGTAGTTTTTATCCTCAGCGTCCAAGTATTTGTTGAAGTTAATTGATTGGATTGAGCCTTCGTTTAAGATAATCTCATTTTTCACTTGTTCGTTCCAAATACCAATTTTTTCAAAGTCAGTGATAAGATATTTGTTTACAATCATAATTTCTCCACCAACAACTCGTCTATTGAATAACGCTGAGTGAGCGGGTTCTGTCATTTCATATGACCCTGTGATTTTTGCAGACGATGCTACAGGCATCTGTGCTGTGGTAAGTGAATTACAAACACCAAAGAATTTAACACTTTCTTTGAGTGAGTTCCAATCCCACATTCCTGACAAATCACTCTCATTTAATCCCCACATATCAAATTGAAGTATTCCTTGAGACATTGGTGACCCTTTGAAGAAGTCGTATGGTAAATATTCTGCGGTTTTACACAAGTTATTTGATTCGTAAATCGCTCCGTAGTAGATGGTTTCAAAGATATCTTTGTTAAGTTTCTTTGCTTCATCAGAAGTGAAAACATAATCCATTAAGTAAAACACATCTGCCAAACCTTGAGTTCCGATACCGATTGCTCTTTGTTCTAATCCACCTTTTTTACCTTTTTCTGTTGAGTAATAATTGATGTCGATAACCTTGTTAAGTGCTCTTACAACTTTACGAGTTTCTTCAAACAATCTTTGGAAATTAAACTTACCGTCCTCAACAAAGTTTTTCAAAATCATAGAAGATAGTGTACAAATCGCTGTTGTATTCTCGTCTGTATATTGGTAAATCTCATTACACAAGTTTGATTGTTTGATTACACCAATATTTTGATGGTTGGTCTTTTTGTTTGCATTATCTTTTGAACAAAGGTAAGGAACGCCAGTTTCAATTTGTGATTCAATAATCTTATACCACAACTCTTGAGCCTTGATTTTTTTTCCTAACCCTAAACTTACCGCCTTGTTATAATTCTCCTCATATTCCTCACCGTAACACTCTTGAAGTGGTTTTAATCCCGCCTTTAAAATATCATCAGGACAGAATAAATACCAATCTGATGACTCACGAACCGCTCTCATAAAGTTATCAGGTAACCACAAAGATGTGAAAAGGTCTCTTGCTCTTAACTCTTCAGGTCCTGTGTTTTTCTTGATGTCTAATAAATCAAAAATATCTCTGTGCCAAGGTTCGATATAGATGGCAGCACTACCAGGTCGTCTTCCTTGTTGGTTAAAGAACCTCAACGATTCATTTACGATTTTAAGATACTTTAATAATCCACCTGCAAATCCTCCTGATGAAGAAATACGAGTATCTTTTGACCTAATATTACTCATACAAAGTCCGATACCAGCAGCGTCAGAAGAGTATGTAGAGATATCTTTTAGTGTGTCCAATAATCCCTTTCTTGAATCATCGTTATTATAATGTAATACGCAAGACGCCAACTGTGGTACCTTTGTTCCCGCATTAATCATAATAGGGGTTGCGGGTGAGATAAGTTGGTTTGACAACGAATTGTAGTATTCAACTGCCTCTTCAAAAGATTTAGTAACCCATAAAGCAACTCTCATATACATATGTTGAGGTCTCTCAACTGATACGCCACTTGAGTTTTTGAGTAGATACATCTCTTGTAATGAACGCCAAGCAAAGTAATCAAAATTATAATCCAATTCGTGGTTGATTACCTCATCAATTTTGTCTTTACCATAATATTTCATAGTCAAAATAAGGTCTTCATTGAT